CATCGATTAAATCCTTTCTTTTAAGAGGGATATATTCGGTTCTTCTCTGCTCCCAACAATGGAGCTTCGAATTATACCGAAGCCCTGTTGTAAACAGGATACTAGAGAAGTACACTCCCGCGCCATTACTACGGCAACGGGGTATGGGTCTGCCCATAACGTCTTCAACCATGTCTCTAATAGCTTGAGCCACGTGCCACTTTCCAGTTTCGTAAAACTGGTTAGCAGTACTAACCCAAGCCATTATGTGTTCTGGTTGCCACTCTCGTCGATCGTCGGGCGTAGACTGCCGCGCGTACACTGGTTTTACCCAATGTCCGTTAAAGTAGTCTGCACCGCAAGACTCCCGGAATAGTGAATGCCGGAAACTCTTGCTGACGTTAACCTTAAGAGCGTAGCTCTCAAGGGTACCGACGACCACGTCCGTATACTCTACGGGGACAATAAGGTCGTCTCCATAGATATCAATCAACCGCGAATACGCTGCGATTGATCGGAACGTTGGAAGTTTACCGTCTTGCTTATGCATAGCGGCCTGCAGAAGGGTGTAAAACACCATCGACTCAACGGGAAAGCATAAAGCTGACCCCATTGAAGCGAACTTCCACAGAACTATGTTTTTGCCATTCGGTAACGTAGCGTGTAGTGATCGAGAGTCCTCTAAGTACTCGAGGATCCCAGAGCTTTTGAAGATACGCTGGACTAAGTGCAAGTGCACCCGGTCTGACGCATCTTTAAGATCCAGCGTCGCGAGACGACGATCAATACTGCTACTGTAAGCGAGTCGCTGATTAGGCCTCTGGTCCGAAAACCGGAGGGACTTCCTAGTCAGTTTATGCGATTCCAAAGTCTTGACAACGTAGTCAAGCATCCCCTGCTGCATGTATTGTTTATGAGCAGGTTCAATCGCAATAACTCGTGGTGCGGTGGCCGTTTTTGGCACAAATACGACTCGGACGCCTAATTCGTTGGCGACTGAACGATATTTGATACCTCCTTCGGCTTTTCCGTACTCTCCTTTGCTTCCTTCACAGGCGTACCCATAGCTTGGGTAGCAGTGAAGGTCGCTTGGGAAAGTATGCTCGGCTCTTTCGTCCCAATCGCTGATCCGATTTCTCTCGTTAGAAAGATAACGATCAGCAGTGACGCCAGGGCCATGGCTACAAACAAGACTATACGGATCAAATCTAGAAAAGACTTGAGACCATAATAGTCTGGAGATGGTGTCGAGGACATAATCTTTCCTTTCAACCTCTTCTGTTCGCAGTCGGAGCTCACCTTCTACCGCCAAGAAATTTTCGATTGCTTGGAGCTCTCGCTCCTCGCTACAAGGCTCTTTGAGTTTCTTGAAGAACCTTGATATCTGCCGGATCCAGTAAATAGAGTCTGGACACGGTTCTTGGCGAAGCTTACCGTCCAATTCAAACACTCTGCTGAAGAAACCCTTTAATAAACAGGGGAGACTTCCGTGCCTTCTAAACGACGAAGGACACGAGAGCAGACCATCCTCGATGCCTCTTTCGAGAGCATCACTAAGGGTGGGGAGAGTGACAGTTAAGAAAGTCACTCCCTCATGCTTATAGCGATGGAATAGTGTTTCCAAATCGCGTTCCACGGACAAGTCTAGGTCCAAAGCTGCTTGTCGCAGCAAGGCCTGGATGAGCATGGTCGGTCTTTTCATAACTACCTCCTTATTGGATGTGGCTAGTTAAACCGTCCATGTTACTCCGATAGCTAGTATCGGAAGTATCTGATTAGGCGAGTGTACTAATACTCGCCGCCCAGCACTTTGTTGTAGTTGGCAGAAGTCAACCACGCCTTCAGTGCGTCGATCAGGTACCCGATCTCAATATCCGAAAAGCCAGCACGTGGTTCATCAACCACGAGATAAACGCTGACTCCCTTTTCCGTATTCACTGCGGAAATGGGATCTGCCGCAATTTTCTTTTGCGACAGACGGACTTCACGCCGAAAACGACTTGCAGTAACATTCTGCTTTGTCGTCATCTGCGTATTGCCGTCGGCAGAGGTATATCCATTTTGCGTAGCACCCATCTGGGTACGCGGCAAGGGGATTGCCACTGCATTAACAGTGACGGATTGAGGATCAGTAAGCATGGAAGCTCTTTCTTATTTACGCAGTTACAGGGACCCCGAAATTGGGGATCCTGGGTTTACTTAGGTAGACCAGACTAACGTAACTTGGAGAGGCCAAGTGCCCCAAGTATTGCTAGCTGCAAGCTACTCAACGTTGAAAAGTTGGTAGCCATTCCGAAAGGGTCGCCCTTTACTCGCCTTTTTACAGAGGCGACTTCATGGGCGCGGGCCGAATACGTAATTGGCTGGCCACGGGTGTCCTTAAGAAAGAGTTGGCCGAAGCTTTCTCTCTCCACGGATCTTTGCCGCATGACATAGAAGTAGTCAGCTGCAATCCTATCAGCAACTCCGGACTCTGCATTTTCAAGTGCATCGCCCATTGAGCTGAACCAGTCAATTAACCATGTCCAGGGCATGGCGTTGTAAACAACGCTTGGTTTGATGTCTAGGCCAAAAATCTTGGCCATCATTTTTCGACGCCAAACTATATCCCTAGGACCACCAGGGAGCCAAAACCGAAACTGAGCGGAAGCCCAGACTCGATCAGACTCCTTGGTAATGTCCGTTAATGTAGGCCAACCATTATATGAATAAGTATACAACACCGGTTGAAAATTACCAGATGTTGCAGCTGAAACATATGTGATTGGGTCGCTCTGCAGATCTTGCAAAACGACTCTACGACGGACCGGCTTACCATCATCACGTAGGAGCTGTTGGAGATATACTTGAGCTCGTTGTTGTAATAGAACGAGATTTCGTATGTCCTTCAGAAGCAAGCGCCATCCGAATTGATAGGCCAGGTAATAGTTACCTGCGTCCCGCAATCGTTTGTACCTTGCCATCAGCATAAGGGGTAATTCTCTCAATTCCGCAATGAAATTGAGCCCCGGAAATAGAGGCTGAGCTGGCTTCATCCTATTATAAGCGGCAGCACCCCAAGCTTCAGGTGAACTTTCACCTGGGGGAATAGCTATCCTTCGAGGCATGAGCAGAAACTGACCGTAATACTTATAATTGTAAGTAACTCCG